TACCCGGCGCCGATCCGCATGAAGGTTCTTGAGAAAAACCCCTCTATTACGGATAGGATTAATAGCGTCAATGTAGCCTGTCGAGGGGTCGGCGGGGCGATCAACCTAGAGCTAGATCCTTCCTGCGGCGAGTTGATCGACGATCTCGAGCAAGTAGTCACAGATGGGAAGCAGGGCATCAAGAAGACCTTCAACAAGAAAGACCCTTACTACAGGCGCACCCATATGAGCGACGCCCTCGGGTATTGGGTCTACCTCGAGGCGCCGATCACTTCCTTCTCCCCGGATGACCGCCCCGCGCGGACGATAAATATAAAGCGTCCAGGCTATGCCAGCCCTAAAGAACCTGCCACATTGAAGATAAAAGCCTAATGCCGTACCCTTATGACGAGGACGAGCCTTCCATCTGTAGACTATGCGGGAGAGATATTCCCGACACACGGCTGATTAAGCTCTGCGCTGAGTGCATACGCTCGGAGCAGCAAGATAAGCGTACCATTCCTGGAGTACGATATGGCAGAAACCACTCCTAATACCCCTGTTTCCCGCGTCGCCGGTGATGACGTAATGATCGGCGGAGCGGAGGGCCAGCTTACGCTCCTCACAGCCCTACGTGCATACAAACTCGAAGGGGATGAGTCCAAACGCACTAGGATGCAGAAGAACCGAGAGAACGTCAATGCCTATCTTTCCTTGCAAGACTGGAGCCATAAGAACGAAGGCCAGTCGAGAGAGTTCCTGCCCAAGACGAGTGTCGCAACCGAGCAGCTTGTCGGCTTCGTCAAACGGGCACTTACCCAGTTCGGCGCTTATTACGACATCGAGCTGCCAATTGGCTCCCAGAGTCCAGTGAGCGGGGCGACGATCAGGAACCTGATGAACTGTTCTCTCGACGACGTTCTCGTGGGTGACAACAAACGCAGCACGTTTCCGCTCCAGTTGAGCGACGGCATTAAAACCGGCGCCCTCGAATCCCTGTGCATCTTCAAGATCCATGGCAATATGCACAAAGCGCCGACCTTCCGCCTGGAGCCGGGCGACGAGGAACTGACCCTCAAGCAAGACGAGGCAGAGACATGGAAGCTTCGCATCGACTTAGTAGACCCGAAAAATTACGGCAGAGACCCCACTGGCGCGGGCCTTTATGAATATCACACCATAGAGAAGGATCTCCACCGCGTAATCGAGATGGCTGATCAAGGCATTTATGACAAAGCTGCGGTTGCGCGCATCGAAGAAGATTTCAAAATGAAAGAGGAGGACAAGCGCCAACGGGATCAGACGGGCCAAGACGATACGCAGAAGCCCGGCTTTCGCAAGAAGGTAGTGATTACAGAGTTCTGGTGCTCGATTATCGACAACAGCGGCAAGATGAAGCACCGGAACGTGTTCTGTGCTATGGCTAATGATAAGTATATCATCAGGAAGCCTACGCCTAATCCGTTTTGGCACGGACGCTCTCCGTTCGTAGCAATTCCGCTCATCAGAGTGCCATTCAGCGAGTGGCATAAGGCCCTTTTCGATGACGCCGCCCAGCTTAACTTTGCGATGAACGAGATCTTTAACCTCATCATTGATGGTGGCATCAGCGCTGTTTGGGGCATCAAACAAGTTCGCATCGACGATATGGAAGATCCGAGCCAGGCATCTGGTGGCTTCCCCCAAGGTGAGACAATTGCAGTAAAGAATACATTGCCGCATGGCCAGAAGGTGCTTGAGAAAGTAGCGGAAGGCGAAGTACCGGGGGACTCGATGGCAGTTCTCGAAATGCTGTCCAGGGAATTTGCGGCTTCGGCACTTAGCTCTGAACTCAAACTGGGTGCGCTCCCCGCCAAGCAGGTTCGAGCCACTGAGATCGTGGAACTCAGCCAGAGTCAGGCCATAACTCTGGACGGCATCATCGCCGATATTGAGCAGAATGTTGAGACGGTGCTGGAACTAATCTGGCTCACTGTCTTGCAGAACATTGACGACTTCTCCGGTCATGCGATCCTCTCAGCGATTGGCCCACGCGCCGCCTTTGCACTCGGCTCCATGACGCCAGAGCAACGCTTCGCGACGTATGCCAACAACCCCTGTGCTTTTAAGGTGCACGGGCTTAGTGCCATGCTAGCGAGGACGCGCGACTTCCAGAAGTTCATGGCTCTCTTGCAAGCCGTCACTACTAACCCGCTGTTGTTCCAGGCTTTCTTTAAGAAGTACAGTCCGGACAAGGTCCTCAACCATATGATGAAAATGCTTGGGATTAACCCGGAACGCATCGAGAAGGACAACATGGAGCTTCAGCGCCTTGACGCAGATCTGATGGAACTGCAACAGCTTTCGCAATTCGTCCAAGGCCCGCAAGGCGGCGGCCAGGCGGCGGCACAGGCTGGCGGTTCGGGTGTAAGTGGCGGTGGCGACCCGACGACTGCGGAGATCGCTTCGGTAGGTAACCCGACCGCCGGCTTGGCCGGGGTAGGAGGGACGTAATGGCTGAGCCCCTAGAATTTGATTTCACCGACCCAAAGTTTAACTTTCCTGAGTTCTTTGAGAGTTTCAACATACAGCCGGAGTTTGATCCCTTTAGCCTTGGTTCTAAGCCCAAGGGAGGGCCTGGCGGCGCTACTCTTTCTGAGCAAGCGTTTAATGCGGCCCAGGCAGTTAACCAGAACGACCCGACGTTTTTCCAGTCGCTCCTAGATGCTGGCCTCCTACGTCGTGCTACTGACACTCAACAAGATCCTATTGCCCCGTTTGGAACTGCTGGGAGTGCAAGGCCGAATTTTGCCCTTGAGAGCGCCCTCCACGGTGGGGAAGATGATCGTGGATTAACAGGTCTTGCTGGGGGTGCTTCTTTCGGTGGCTTAGGGAAAACCACCTTAGGTGAGATATTTAAGAACTTTGATCCTACCTTCGGGATTAGCCGCGATAAAAAGAACTTTGGCATTACCTCTGCTCAGGCCGGCAGTGCAGGTGCTTTCCTCGGCAATGTGCTAGGTACTCCGGCACTTGGTGGCTTAGGCGGTGCACTTGGAACATTAGCGGCTGATGGGTCATATAGCGAAGCCGGCGTTCAGGCCCTTCTCGGTATGCTAAGCGGCGCGGCGCCGCCCCTTGGCTTCGGGCTGTCAGCTATTGAAGCGATATTCGATCCGTTCGGCTTTGATCCTGCCGCTCCACAGACCTTAAAACCAGCGCACTTTGGTGAACCCTCTCCTATCGGTGACCCTGGCGCTTATCCCAGCGTTAAAGCTTGGTTGGACCACATAGAAGAGTTTGGTTTATTCGGCGGCGCCTTGGGCGACTCAACTCAGCCATTTGATCCCAACGCAACTATTGAGGGTGAAGGCCCAGGTGGTGAGCCTACTGGAACTGATATAGGCGCTGGGGTAAGTGGCTTTGGCTCATTCGCTTCAGCCCGTGACGAAGCAGAAGCTGACACCGGCGTGCCAGATATAAGCTTTGATGATTTCTTTGGTGGCGGCGACGATACGTTAGATGATACAACTCTCGGTGGCTCCGCTGGTGACTTTGAGGGCGTAGACTTCGACCGTGACGACGATGACGATGAAAGTGGCTTTGATGAGACAGACACTAATGGTTGGGACGCAGGAGACGTTGAATGAGTGAACGTACCCTCACAGAAGCGGCGGCCATTATGGACATATCGGGCAAGTAAGCCGTGAGATTTCTAAGCACCGCATTAATCTGCCTGTTGCTGAGTGCATGCACCATGCCACTGGGTTTACGAATAGCTACGCTAGTTGCGGACGGCGGATCATTTGTGACCACTAAGAAGACAATCAGTGATCACGTCTTATCTTCTGTTACTAAACGTGACTGTGCCATGTGGCGTATCATTGAAAAACGTAAGCCGTGCAGGCGGTGATGTTAGATGGAATTAGGTCTGCGGGAGGTCGTTCAACTAGGTTCCCTGGTGGCAACGTTGGCGGCCAGTTACGCGATCATCCGCCAACAATTACAACGGGTGGTTGTGGACCTCATCAAGCTATCTAGGGAGGTAACTGACAGTGGGCGGCGAATCGACAAAGCTGACTCAGCGGTATCTGTTCTACAGATGCAAACTAAGGTACTTGCAGAGATCAGCAGTCCATCAGCACTAGAGAAACGGAATAGAGAGATAGCAAGAGTACAGGCGCAGATAGAACAGCTACAACAACGGGTAGAACATTTATCTCACATTCACGATGGAACACATCCGCCACCAAAGCCATGAATTTAAGAGTTTTCATTACCGTATTGCTATTCAGTTTGACTACCCCGGTGCAGGCGGTGGCAAATTATGTGTGTTACCCGACTAAGCCGGGAGTGCCTCCACTAGAAGAGATTTTGGTTGGTCTTTATGGTGAGACTGTACGCGCCACCGCCGAAAATGCATATGTACGTTTTCGCCTCTACGTGTCGGAGAGGCGAACGTGGACTTTGTCATTCCGGTATAAAGACAAGCGCGGGACCGTCCCCTGCATCATAGCGTCTGGAGTAAATTTTCGCATGGCTAATGAACCCCCGCAAAAAGAGACTAACTATGTCCAGTGACAACGGTGACCGCAACCGCTAGCGGCAAGTGGCTTAAAAGCCCTGAGCCTCCAACCGTCATTAAATAATACATGATGGAGTTGTAGAGATGAGTGAAATGACTACAGAGTTACTCGACCGCCTTAACGCGATGAGCACAGAGACTGCTCAGCCACTCGAGAAGCGCCTTGTCGATATGGCTGTTTGGTTTCACAAAAATAAGGATCGCATCCCTAGGAATAATGTCGAGGCTAAGTGTGACTTCCTAACAAAGAGCCTAGACATACACCTCGAGCTTGTGGCTCTCCTTGTGCAGAGGATAGAACTGGCTGAGGGTCGGCGCGGCAGTCCGTTGTGGCTCCCAGCTGGCATTAAGAATAATGAGACTGGTGAGGTTTATCGCTAGTGGCTATCTTCTTAGAAACGGCGCAAGGCCGCCAGGAGATTGACGCCGCTACCCTTATGGGTGGCATCGGTGGAGATCTTATAGGTGCGGGCGGCGACGATGATCTGCGCAAGAAGATAGATGCGAAGTTAAAAGAGACGCGCCAAGGTCGGCTGCCGTTTTTCAATCCTCAAGCGGGAATGACCAAAGCAGAGGCGGCTAAGAGCGGCTTTGAGCAGGCAATAAAGACAGTCGAAGATGTAGTTGGAGCGACCTCAAAGGCTGGACTTATTATTGAAGGAGCTAAAGCACTCAATGATATATTCAAAGTAGTTCCACTAGGTAAGGGTGATGAGAGCATAGGCCAAGTACCTAATCAGATAGAGCATGACAGCAGCAGAATAAGAATAGAGGCATCACCCAGGAATATACTAAGGTTAGCTTTACCCAGAGCCTTTACACAAGAAAAGGGCGCTAATGTTCCATTTCTTCGTAAGGTTATACGAGGAGAGGCGACTAACGAGAAGGGAACTTCAACAATAGCTCCTCCTTGGTTAAAGCTGAAATGGGATGAGGAAGTTAAGAAATGGCGCGTATCTGGGCATGAGGGTAGAACACGGAGCATAGCTTCGCTATTAGAGCGCGGCGACGACCCTATTCCAATAGATCTATTTTTAAAGAATAAAGTAGGTAACCGTATAACCGAGGATCGGGTTACACCCGAGATGCGGAAGGCTCTTACCTTGGATCAGGTTATACCTCAAGGGCGAAGGACAAAGAGAGCGCTTCCAAAAGATCCAGTGACCATCGGCCAGACATTTAACGCACCC